GAAGCGCGGGCCATGGTAACGGCGATCCGGCAGCATCCCTCCAACATCATCGCGCACGTCGACGGCATCGCAGCTTCTGCGGCCAGCTACGTTGCGATGGCGGCGAAGGAGGTTGAGATCTCGGACGGTGCATTTTTCATGATCCACAAGGCGTGGACGATCGAGATGGGCAACGCGGACGATCTGCGCAAGACCGCCGGCCTGCTCGACCAGATCGACCAGTCGATCGTGAATGACTATGCCGCTCGCACGGGTAAGCCGAAAGACGAGCTGCTCGCGATGATGACGGCTGAAACGTGGCTGACGGCGGCGGAGGCGAAGGAGATCGGCTTTGCTGATCGCATCGCGGCCACGGCCGGCACGGAAAACTCCGCCCGCTGGAACCTGTCGGCATATGCGAACACGCCTAAGGCACTCACCGAGCCGCCGGCGCCTCGGGAACCTGTTCGCGACCGCAGCGCACTGGAGCGTCGCATGGCGATGCTCGAACGAATCGCACCGTAAGCGCTCTCGCTGGGGCGAATGAGGGCCGCACACTGGGTGCGGCCCTTTTCATTTGTATCAACCATTCTGAAGGGAACCATATGATCTCGATTCAAGCTCTGCGAGAGCAGCGCAACGAAATTGCGAAGGAAATGCGCAATCTGCTCGACAACAACGCGGACGGCAAGTGGAAGGAAAACGGCTGCGATGCAAAGTGGACGGAGCTCGACAATAAGCTGCGCGATATCGATGGACAGATCGAACGCGAGCAGCGTCTGCTCGATGCAAACGCCGAGCAGCGTTTCAATGCGCTTGCCGGTGGCGCGGGCCGCGAGAACGGCGGAGAAGGTCAACCGTCCGCTGCCCGGCAGCAATACGCTCGCTGGCTGCGCGGTGGCGAAGCCGCATTGACGGCGGCGGAGTGGACGGCAATCCGCAACACCATGAGCACGGACACGCCGGCTCAGGGCGGCTATACGGTGCAGACCGATGTGGCGAAGGCGATCATCGAGGCGCTGAAGTCGTTCGGCGGCATGCGTCAGGTGGCTGAAGTCTTCACGACGGCGCAGGGCAACCCGATGGCGTTTCCGACCAGCGACGGCACCGCTGAGGTGGGCGAGATCGTCGGCCAGAACGTGCAGGCCACTGCTCAGGATCCGACGTTCGGCTCGGTTGGCCTCTCGCCGTTCAAGTACAGCTCGAAGATCGTCGCTGTTCCGCTCGAGCTGTTGCAGGACTCCGAAGTCGATATCGAGGCGTTTGTGCGCGCCCGCCTTGCGACGCGTCTGGGCCGGATCACGAACAACCACTTCACCGCCGGCGACGGCACCAATAAACCGAAGGGGCTGTTCCCGTCTTTGGGCGTCGGCGTGACCGCTGCAACGGGCGGTGCGACCACGGTCTCTTACGACAATCTGGTCGATCTGCAGGAGTCGATCGATGAAGCGTATGCCGGCCCGAGCTGCAAGTGGATGTTCCATCAGAGCACGCGCAAGGTCATCCGCAAGCTTAAGGATGCGAATGGTCGCCCGATCTGGACACCGAGCTACGACGCTGGCATCGGCCGCGCGTCTCCGGACCAGCTGCTCGGTGCAGACATCCAGATCAACAACGACGCTCCTGTGCTCGGCGCGAGCAACACGCCGATCGCCTACGGCGATTTCTCGTACTACAAGATCCGCGATGTGATGGGCGTGACGCTCTTCCGTTTTGCTGATTCGGCGTACGCCTCGAAGGGGCAGGTCGGCTTCCTCGCATGGATGCGTTCCGGTGGCGCATGGACTGATGTCGGTGGCGCCGCCAAGACGTTCCAGAACTCGGCGACCTGATCGCCGCAGTGCATGTGATGCGCGGTGACCCGCGCGTCACTTCTTCTCCCGTATATCTATGAGGGCCGTATGGCTACCAAAAATGTACTCGTCCGCATTCTGCAGAACATCGAGATCCATGCTCGGCAGTATTTTTGCAACGATGTTGTATCGATGCCGGCCAAGCTGGCCGCTGCACACGAGAAGTCTGGCGTCGCTGATTCGGATCCGGATGCCGTCGCCTATGCACGCGACCAGTTGGGAAAGGAGCCGATCGAGCACATCGTGCCTGAAGGTGCGACGCTCGCTGCTGCGGATCAGCAACCGGCTGCGACCGGCGGTGCTGCTGCGCCGGTATCAACGCAAGGCGCGGCGGACGGACAAGCTGATGCTCAAGCCCAGATCCCGGGTGTAGACGGCGCAGCGGATCCGGTGGCGCAGCAATGACGGTCGGCCTCTCCCGCATCGCGGGGGAGGCGGTCGACGAGCCGATCAGTCTCGACGACGCGAAGCTGCATTTGCGCGTCGATGGGACTGCCGATGACGATCTGATCCGCTCGATGATCACTTCCGCGCGCACGTCATGCGAACGGCGCATGCAACGCAGCATCCTGCCTCAGTCATGGGTGCTCACCCAAAGTAGCTTTCGACAACCATGGTTCGAGCGGAGCGCTCACCTGCACCACGGCCTCATCTTTAACCCCGACTGGTATCGCGCGCGTTGCCACGGTTCGCCGGATTCCATCGTGTTGCCGCACCCGCCGATCAGGGCCGTTACGTCAGTCGCCTACCTCGATCCGACGCTGCAACGGCTCACGCTGGATCCGTCTGCATATCGGCTCGCTATCGTCGGAGAGATGCTGTCGTTGCTCCGGCCGGTCGGTGAGCCGTGGCCTCATACCGCGCGCGAGCCGGACGCTGTCATCGTTACATATGACGCGGGCTGGACGGATTCGTCGCAGATTCCCGCGCCGATCATCAGCTGGATCAAGCTTCGCGTCGGCGCGTTGTATGAAAACCGTGAAGAGTTTTCAGCTGGTCAGCCCGTTCCGGAGCTCGGCTTCGCGGATGGGCTGCTCGATCCCTACAGCATTCCGGTGGTGTGATATGCGCGCAGGCAAGCTGAGACATCGCGTCACGATACAGACGCCGGGGCAGGTTCGTGATCCGGCAGGGCAGCCGTCGACGGGTTGGGTGGACGTCGATACGGTGTGGGCGGATGTCCGCTATCTGAATGGGCGCCAGTATCTGACCTCGAACGCGGAAGCGAACGCCGCGACGGCGAGCGTCAGGGTCCGTTACAGGGCCGATCTTAGAGCGAACATGCGCCTGGTCTTTGGGGCGACGGTGTTCGACATCGTCGCGGTGTTGCCCGACGAAGAGGGTCGCGATCACCTCGATCTCGCATGTGCTACGGGAGCCAACAATGGGTAGCAGGACACTATCGACGACACACGGCACTGGCAAGGAACTAAGCGACCTGCTGCGCGACGAGCTTGGCATCCCGAAGAACGTCATCTCGTTCGAGGTGCGATTTGCGGTCGGCGAGCTTGTCAGGGTCCGTTGCGAGTATCTGCCGGAAGAGCCGAAACGAGGTGGCCAGAGTGGCTGATTCGATTAACGCGATTGTCCGCGCCGCGCTTGATCCGCTCGTCGGCGAGCGCGTGTTTCCGGGTGCAGCGCCGCCTAATACACCGACGCCTTACATCGCATATCAGCGCGTCGGCGGAGCTCCTTCGGCCACGCTCGACGGCGTCTCCACAACGCGCAACGCTCGCATGCAGATCGCCGTCTGGTCAACGACGGCCGAGGCGTCGACGGTGCTGATGGATCAGGCCATGGCGGCGCTGTGCGACGACGTCATCAAGGGGACGCCGATCGGCGAGCCCGTCGATGTGTACGAAGAGGCGACGAAGCTTTACGGCTCACGTCTCGATATTTCAATCTGGTATTCAACCTAAGGGACCTGTATATGACCAGCTCCGCAATTTCCGCGCAGGGGACAACCTTCGCGATCAACACCGGGACCGATGTTGCGCCCGTCTGGACCAAGGTCAAGAACGTCAAGAGCTATAGCGGCTTCGATGGTTCAGCGACCGAGCTCGATACAACCGACCTCGATTCAACCGCGAAGGAGCGTCTGCTCGGCCTGCAGGATTGGGGCTCGTTTTCGATCGACGCAAATATCGACTATGCCGACCCGGGGCAGAGTGCGATGCTCGCGTCGAAGCGTGCGTCGACGCAGAAGCAGTACAAGCTGACGTTGCCGAACGGCTATGCACACACGTTCACCGCATCGGTGAAGTCGTTCCCGATCGCGGGCGGCACGGACGCGCTACTCACCAACACGATCGCACTGACGATCAGCGGCGACGTCGATACGACGGCGCCGGTGGCAGGAGGCTAATCAATGCTGACACGTGAACAGATCCGGGATGCAATCGACCTGAAGTCCGAAGTTCTGCAGGTTCCGGAATGGGGCGGAGACGTCACGGTGATCGTGATGGACGGTCGTGCGCGCGATGCGTTCCAAGTCGCCATGGAGGCGGGCGATAAATCGGTCAGTTACTTTCAGGCGAGCCTGCTGGTGGCGACGGTCGTTGGCGATGATGCAAAGCCACTTTTCACGGCTGACGACATCGACTGGCTGCGCAACAAGAGCTCCGCTGCACTGACTCGCGTCGGACGCATTGCGGAGCGCTTGAACGGCTTCGGCGTCACGGCGGCGGAGGAAGCCGCAAAAAACTCAGAAGCCGCCCCGAGCGGCTCTTCTGGTTCCGCCTAGCAAAAGAGCTTGGTATGTCGGTCTCGCGTGCAATGCGCGAGATCGACAGCGCTGAATTCACTGAGTGGCTCGCGTATTACGAGATTGAGCCATTCGGCGAGTGCTTTACGGACCTCCGAACGGGCCTCATCACTTCTGCCATTTACAACGTCAATCGCAACGTCAAGGCGCACCCCGAGGCGTTCGGTGCGTTGCACTTCATTCCTTGGGCAGCGCAGCGCAATGCGGCGAATGAGGATGCGCAACCCGTGCTCTTGCCCGATAAGAATGCTCAGTCAAACCTTATATCGGCTGCGCTATTTGGAGTCGTGCTCGATGGCAAAAAAACCGTTTGAAGTCGCAAATCCGCAAGCGCTGACAGCACAGCTTCGCGGACTGAGCCTCGCGATGGGGGAGTCGACGCTGCGACAGGCGGCAGTTGCCGGCGCACGCGTGATCCTCGACGAGATGGAGTTGCGCGTAACCGTCGCGACGGGAAAGGCGAAAAAGTCGCTGCTCATTGCGTACGACAAGGAAGTGTCGGTGGAGGGAAAGGTCGCGTCGTACATCGTCACGTGGAGTAAAGCGGCGTTCTACCTGCGTTTCGTTGAGTACGGTACGTCGCGCTCTGCTGCAAAGCCCTTCATGCGGCCGTCTTTTGAAGCGAAAAAAACAGCAGCCGCCGAGGCTGTGCGTCAGGTCATTGATGAGAAACTGAAGGCGGCAAATGGCTAATGAAACCGTAACACGCGTCACCGCGGACGCGAGCGGGTACACGGCGGAACTGGAGCGGGCGACGAGGTCCGCAAACGCGTTCCTGCAGTCGCAGGACGATGCTGCGCGTCGCACGGTCATCGCGCAGCAGGCGATTGCCGAGGCTGCGTCGAACGGCAGTAATGCATCAACGCGGTCAATCAACCAGTTCATCAGCTCGCTGACACGTCAGGCTGACACCGCCGGAAAAACGACCGCCGAACTGCTCCGGATGAGGGCCGCGCAGCTCGGCGTGTCGGATGCGGCGGCAGCGTCGATCGCGAAGATCGAGGCGGCAGCTGCAGCATCCGAGCATGGAAGCGAGGCTGCGCATAGCTTCAGTCTTAACTCGACGGCTGCTCGCCGTGAGCTCGCGGTGCTTGCTCACGAAGCATCGCAAGGCAGTTGGCAAAAGTTGGGTGGTTCGATGTTGGTCCTCGCTGAGCGGACCGATGCGCTGTCGCTTGTCATGAGCCCGTTAGGACTTGCGCTCGGCGCAACGGCGGGCGCTGCAGCCCTGTTCTTCAAAACGGTCTACGATGGATCGCAGCAGTACGATGCATTCCAGAAGGCCATTGCGAGCACTCACGGTGCTCTCGGTGTGACGGCATCTGATCTGATAGACGTGTCGAACACCATGGCCGACACCCATACGTCATTGTCGGCAGCACGTGACGTTCTCGCGCAGGTCGCCAGCACCGGACGCTTTACCGGCGACGATCTGGCGCTTGCAGGTCGCGCGGCAATTGCAATGGGTGAGGACACGGGCGAGAGCGCTGATAAGGCGGTTGAGTCGCTCACACGCATGCACGACAACGTCCTGCAGTGGCTAGAAACTTATCAGGAGCAGCACCATACGTTCTCTGCGGCGCAGGTCGAAGAGATCGAGGGGTTCGTGCGAGCAGGCGATGCTGCGGCGGCGCAGAAGGCAGCAATGCTTGACCTGATTAGCGCACATGAATCGGTGGCGGCCTCGGCGGAAAAAAACATCGGCACGGTCATGCGATGGTGGAACGACTGGGGCGTGATCATTGGACGCGTCAAGGCATCGATCATGGATATCGGTGTGCCCGATAGCATGACGAAGCAGATCGGTGACCAGCTCGCGCGCGTTCAGGCTGCGCAGCACAACGTCGACCAGCTGAAGGGCGCATCTTCGTTCAGTCTGGATCAGGCCAAGCAGCAGCTCGCGATCGAGACAGCGACGCTCAATACTCTGCGCGACCAGCAGGCGGTGCAGTTCAAGGCCGCCCGCGACGCTGAAGCGCGGGCGAAGGGCGGAGACGCGGCAGTCGCCGTCAACAAGTATCTGAACAGCACGCAGTACGCGACGCCGGCAGACCAGCGGACGCTCGCGGTGAAAAAGGAGAATGCGGACTACGCGGCTGCGATCAACGATCTGGACAAGACGTCGGCACAGTATGAGGCAGCACAGAAGCGCCATGCCGCGAATCTGCAGCAGATCGAGAAGGAGTTCGAGAGCCGCAACGGATCGAAGGCGGCTGCGAGTGCGGCGGCTGCCGCAGCGCAAAACGCAATCAATGCGCAACTCACCGCGCTCGACGCGCAGGATAAGGCAATCGAGACGGGCCTCAAGACTTCGCTCGAACATATCAAGAGCTTGCTCGATCAGGGGCTGATTACACAGGAGGATGCGCTTAGGCAGTCGCATGACGCACGTCAGAAGGCACTGTCTGCGGAACTGGTGATCCAGCAGCAGGAGGAGGCCATCGCCCAAGGGAAAAAGCAGAAGTCGGCGATGGAGAAGTACGCAGGTGAAATTGCCGCCACGCGGAAAAAAATCACCGATGACGATCAGCAGTACACCGATGACAGTGCGAAGCTCGCGGCGAAGCGGGCCTCAGATCTAAAGGTGTACACCGATGCGCTTCAGCAGCAGCTGGCAACGCAGCAGCTCGCTGCCGACACTACCCTCGCGGGACTGAGCATGGGCACGAACGACCGGGCTGATTACGACAGGCAGATCGCGCTGCGCCAGGACTATGACCGCAAGGTCGCTGACCTCGCCAAGCAGCAGACCGAGCATCGCATCGGGCCGGATCAATATGCTGCCGAGTTGGCTGCGACCCAAAGTTACTATGCGCAGTCCGTCGCGATCGCTCAGAAGTCGTCAGCAGATATTCGGGCCGCCAATGCGGACTGGACGACGGGGGCGAAACGTGCGATCGCCGACTACGCAGATCAGGCCGCCAACGTGGCGGCGTCCACCGCGTCGACGTTTCAGGATGCATTCAAGGGGATGGAGGATGCATTCGCGACGTTCGTGACGACGGGCAAGATCAGTTTCAGCAGTCTCGCGACCAGTGTCATTGCCGACATTGCGCGCATGCAGGCGCGTGCCGTGATCTCTGGATTGTTCAGTTATGCGGCAAGCGCAATCGGATCGTATTTCGGAGACTCGTCGAGCGCGTCGGCGAGCTCGGCTTCCTATGGCTTTCATCTCGCGACCGGCGGCTATGTTGCAGGGCCGGGCACGTCCACAAGCGACAGCATTCCCGCGATGCTGTCGGACGGCGAATATGTCATGAAGGCCGCAGCGGTCAATCGCATTGGTCGGGCGAACCTCGATGCCGCGAATAGCGGACACACCGTCAACGGGTGGCAGAAATTTGCCCAGGGCGGCTACGTCGGCAATGCAGCATCAACGGCGACGGTAGGGCGGGGTGGCGACGTGACGATCGCCCCGCAGATCAACGTGGAGGGCGGTGGCGATGCAGCCGCTAATCAGAAGAACGCGGGTGACCTCGACCGGAAGATCACTGCGGCGATCCGCGCGGTTGTTGCGGGTGAGCGCAAGCAGGGAGGCGCACTCTGGAAAATGAAAAACGGGATTGGATGATGACCGACACGTTCACCTGGGTTCCTACTGTTGCCGGTCTCTCTGGTGACACGACGCTCAAGACGCGGAAGGCACAGTTCGGCGACGGATACGCGCAACGGGTTGCCGACGGGTTGAACAACCGGTCGTCGACGTACCAGCTGCAGTTCGTCGGCGCTGCGGAAAAGCTCGGCGCGATTCTCGCCTTTCTCGACGCGCATGCGGGCGCCACCGCTTTCTATTGGACTCCGCTCCTGAGATCTCAAGCGCTCTTCACATGCGAGAAGTACACCGAGCCAACGAAAGACGGTGACGTCTACACCATGACGGCGCAATTCGAT